GGTTTATTCAAATCTAATCTATCAAGACCATATATCTTTTCTTTTGTTTCATCAAACTTAATAGTGATATACTTAGGTTGTTCTTTACCAAAGGCACGACCTTGAAACGCAAAGAATTTACCTGATCTATCATAGAAAGGTATTACAACTCTAGGGTGATCTTGTCTTAAATCTGTAAACTTATTAGGTACGATAGTGTTAGTCCATTCATAGAAGTTAGGACAGAAGAAAAACTTATCCCAATGTTCTTTAGGTATTAATCTTTTATATACGAATTGTTTAGCTGGGTGTGTCTGTACTAACTTATCAAATGATTCTAATTCATTTAAATACTTTTCATCAGCAGTTCTAATCTTTAGTTCTTTTGATGGTGTGAAGTCAAACTCAGGTTTATCTTTCGTGGGTTTGCCGTCTTTAAATCTTTCAAATATATATTCTTTATATAGATTAGGGTCAAGATGTTTAATTAGATTACCTAACGATTGCCCTACACCACAGTTGTGACATTTAAAGAACATATCATTTTTCTTCTTATAAACAAAACCTCTAGCTTTTGATTGTGATTTCTGAGAGTCACCACAATGCGGACATCTAAAATTGAATAGATACTCTGCTTTTCTTTTAAACTTAGGAAGTCTTGTAGATAGTAGGTTGATAAACTTGGTATCTATATAACTTGACATAGACTTATTATATCAAATAAGTGATGAATTGTCAAGCGATTAACTTAGAAAGTCCCATAGATTACCACTAGGATTTGACATCATTAGACCTATAATGATAGAACCACCTATGATTAACCATCTCCACTTCTCTAATACACCTACTCTTGCTGATAGTTGTGACTTCATAGACCGAAGTTCACTCAACATTGTATTCTCTGATTGTATTTGATGTTCTCTTAACTCTCTTGTGTTAGTAGTTATTCTGGAGTGTAGTTCTTTAAGATCGTTATCCCATTCTTTTCTACGAGATTCTAACGTGATGAAAATATCTTCATCTGTTTGTTCTGCTTTAGATAGTTTATGTTCTTGTGTTGCTAACATTGCCTTAATGCTTATAGCACATTCAGATAGTTTACCTATTGCAACTTCTAATCTTTGATGTATTTGCTCACCTGTCTTGGCGTCTTTTTCAAGTAAAGCTATCTTTGTCTGAATTTTATTTAGATCGTCTGCCATTTATGAAACCTTTACTTTTTTGTGTTTGTGTCGTTCACGTCTGTTTCATAATACTTCTTATATTTATCTAATAAATCATTTGTAAGCATTAACTGATTTCTTATTTGTGCAAAATTCTTTGCGATCAATTGAAAGTCTTTATCATTCAGACCAAATAGAACAGGATCAAGACCTTGTTCTTTCATCTTGTTAAATACTTCTTCTGCATTATCAGAAGTAATGATAATCCATTTGATTTCTTCTAACTGTAATGCTGTAGGTTTATCTAAATTAAGTTGTGCTCTCGGCACCTCTTCTTTAAAGATACTTAACTTTTTAACACCTGAACAATTAGTAAGGAACGTAGCTAGGATTAGCAATACTAGGACATTCAGGATTGATTTCTGATTTCTTTGTCGCATTTCTTTCATTTTCTGTTAATTCAGCGCCACTCGCTATCTCTATACATCTTGTAGCGTTAGCACTACCTTTGTTAATAATTCTCTCTATGGGTTTAGGTTTCTGTATGGCAAGTTTACCTATATCTCGATTCTTTTTATTAAATCGTCTATCTAAATCATTAAGATCATTTTGAAGAGCATTGATTAGAGCATTAACTTTTTTATTTGCGTCTAGTATTTCTTCAAAATCTTTCTTTTGATTTTCAATTACTTGTTTCTGATCTGTTATTGCTGACTCTAGTTTGAGTTGATTTGCTTTTAGAATGGCATTATCTGATCTTAACTTCATCACATACATACCTGCACCTGCGATACCAGTTATTAGAATTGCTACCATAGCAATCTTCAATGATCCAAACATAATTTACTTCCAGAATTTTAATAGTTTAATACCAGCAGTTATGTCTTCAAGTTTCTCGTTGACATACCAACCTAATACAAAACCTATAACTAGTCCAATTGTTAAAAACATTATTTTTTACCTCTTAGTTTTACTTGTTCAACTTTGATTTTAGCAATCTCATTCTCTAACTTATCTAACTTTGCTGTTAGAGCAGGAAACTTCTTAATCTCTTTTTCTTCTTTAGTCAATACATCTAAGTTGTATCTAGTAGCAGCCCAATTATAACAAGTATCTACCTTCTTATAGAACCACATACCCATCTTAGTTTTCTTAAACCATGTGTTTGTAGATTGACCAACTATGGCACCTAACATTGATTTAACTAAAAAGAACCACATTATATATTACTCTCGTTAGGTATGATAGACCATCTACCGAATAGATCAACTGCCTTCCAAGCAGAATACATCTTCCAACTTGATACTCTAGGACTTGCGTCTTTCATTGCTAAAAGAAATACTCTATCAGAAGCTTTCTTAGCGTCTGCGATTAATTTTTTATCTTCACCTACTTCGCCTTTCATCCATCTGTAATTTCTTATTGCTTTATACAATAGATCATGTACAATGGCTGCTCTTGCAACATCAAATGGTGCAATCACATTCCATAATACTCTTGGTGTAGATGCTAAATCAGTTATAAATCCACTAGGTACTGTAATAGTTTCAGTCTTATTCGTATCTCTTACTACTGCCACACCAACGCCGTGTAATGATCTAACTTCGTCTGCTGTAAGATCACTTGTAGTGTATGATAAATCTCTACCTAGTTTCCACTTCTTAGGTGGTTGAAATTCTGCTAATATTTTATCGTTAAATTTTCCCATAACTCTCCTAAGGTCTTGTTAAAAACTTCTTTGTCATAACTTTTGATTTCATTCTTGATATTTTTCTATCTAAAACTTTACCTTTAAGTTTATCTGATACTTCATTCTTTTTCTTTAATGGTGCTCTATCCATTCCTACTGTACCAACAGCCATGTATTCTTTTTTTGTCAATGTTTTTAAAGAACCTACACCTTTAAGATAACTTGTAGAAGGAACTTGAAGTCCCATAGAATACTCTTTGATAAATGCTTTATATGATTTAACCATTATGATCCTCTTACTTGTTTGGCAAGATCACTATCTGCCTTACCCCATGTACCAGAACTCTTAGTTGTGAAAGAATTAACTCTTGCAAATGCCCATTGTTGTGGTGTAGTACCAGGTCTGTGACCACCTTTCCAAGCAGCCATTCCTCTATCATATACTTTTTTAAGAATACCATATGGCATACCTGTTTTCTTCGCTTTGTTTTCTAAACCTTTAATTTTTTCATTAAGATAATCTTCACCATACATCTTTTTAAACTTACTAGTGTGTACAGATGGTTTTGTCTTTGCCTTTTTATCAGCAGGTGATTGTTTGTAAGCAGATTTATCACTATCAGATTTCTTATTTTGTTTCTCTAAGTGTTTATCGTGTGCCTCTTTATCTTTACCAGATAATCCAGAAACATATTTTTTAGGTTGATCTGTTTCTTTATCTTTAGGTACAGCAGCACCTTCTGATACTGATTCGTTTGCTTTTTGTAAAGCGTCTTTTACTGAAGAATTATTTGATAAACCTTTTTCTAATTTTTCTATTTCTTTTACAGCATCGTTCATATTACCTGACATTTTTTTAGCAATGTCTTTTGCTTTTTGAACTAGTGCATAACCTTGAGGAGTTTCACTTACCGTATCTTCTTTTTTAAATGGTTTAATTTTTGCTGCTTTTGCAATATTCTTAGCTTGTTGTTTATAAATTGGTGCTCTTGTATCTTTTGATTTTGAAGCAAGTTTCTTTAATTCATTTGCTCTTTCTCTAATCTCGTCTTTAGGATATTCTAAATCAGGAATGACTCTATCAATTGTTTCTTTGATACCCATTCTTCTCATTAGTTTATCTTGTAATCTTTTTTTCTTTTTAACAACAACAGTAGAAGAATCATCACCAGTTCCTACAACGGCAGTACCAGTTGCGTTTGCTGGGGCGTCTTCTTGTGTGACTATTGCTTTACCACCTTTTGCTAAGATAGATTTCTTAAACTTCTCGGCGTCTTTTTCAGATTGATATGCTGACACAGCAATATTATTAGGGTTGTTTGGCATAGCAAATTTTACTTTGAATGATTTAGGTTTATTTTGTTTAACCCCACCATACGCACCTAGGTTTTCATCTTTTTTAAGAAGTTTGAAAATCATGTCTTTGAAACTTACTTTAGCCATTTAAATCCTCTGTCGTTAAAAATACGTTGTTATATTTGAATACATCATAACCCATAATAGATTGTGTGTCTTCTTTGAAATCAATAACCTTACCACTATTTATGACAATTTCACCTTCTAAATCATAGATATCTCTCTTTACTATGTATTTACCATACTGTATGGGTTCTCCATAGTTCTCGCTAATATCAAATTCAAAACCTTGTTCTTTGATATGTTTATATACTTGTTTTTCTATGATTGGATTGTAGTCATTTTGTTCTCTGAAAAATGCAATTGCAGCAGCGGCTGCTGAACCTAATGCACCTCTTATGCCTACTTTTGATAGTATTCTTTTAAGATTAAATACAAAACGAATTAACAAAGTGTATGCTTTCTTTGCGTCTTGTTGTTTATTTGAGGGAAATGATTTTGAAAATTCTTTTGATTTGATTAATACCTTGCCCTTATCGTCAACGATACCAAGTTGATATGCCTTAGTCTTTTTAAAAGGTGTTACCAATAGTTTTAATAATCGATAAGCGATTAAGGCGTCTATTATTCTTCCCATTTTATATCCTTTTTAATTCTTCCATTACGTTTTGATCTAATTCTATATCAATCAGTTCGTTCTCTGGCATATAGTTTAAAAAGATGAGAATTGTTTTTAATATACTCCAATGTTGTTTATCTATCTTAAAAAACAATAGTGTAGTTGCAGCATCAACACCAAATACATTGCTCAAAATGATTACATGATTGATAATCAATCTTGATTTAAATTCTTTAGATGTATCATACTTTCTAAATAATCTTTTTAAATATTTAAAACGTTTTAGATCATCTTCAAATTCTTCTTTACCAGCACCTCTATTACTATAATGCCTTAAAGCAAATATATCAATAGTTTCAGGTGTTAGTATATTAAAATCAGCCATAATTTATTCACTTAATTAATGTATGTAGTAGTAGTATTATATTAAACTAGCAGAAACCATAAACTGATTGTTGTTTTGTTTTTCCCAGTTAAATTCTATCTTCAATCCGCCATCTTTTTTATGAGAGATTCCATCACCATTCTCAATTTCTTTACCATCTGACATAGGACCGTTTGAATTATCACTAGTCTTGCCATATCTTCCACCGAATTGAGTAAGTTCAACAGTTGCTTTTCCCTTATCAGATTCGATTTTAGGTTCTACGAAATTTAATCCTACTACGTTCAACTTAGTATTAAGTTGTTTCATAGCAGCATCAGGTTGCATATACTCTTGTTGAGCAATTGCACCAACAAAACCATTTAATCTTTGCATTACTCTTTCATCTTGTACATTGAAAAGACCTAGATTGTCATCTTCAGCAGAATTCAAAGCAGTACTGTGGCTCTCGTTGTGTTGTTTAAAGCTTTTCATTTTTCTTTCCTTTTTTAGTTTCTTTAACTTCGTCAAATAAATCTATTTCAACTTCTTTAATTTCGTTAGGATTCTCTGTTAAGATTTCAGATATAACTCCGTGAGAATCTTCATGAGCTTTTCTTGCTCTAGGAGATAGTCCATTTAATTCTTGTAGTGTTAGTTTACTCATTTTATCTCCCTTATGAAGTTGCAATTTCTAATGCTTGTTCTTTATCTCTAGGCATCGGTGCGTCTTTATCTTCAAGTTCTTTTAAAAACAAATCACATTGTTGACTAGCGCCAGACAAAGCATTCAAATTGTTCTTCATACTTTTAATTTTTAATTCTTGTTCGTCAATCTGTTTAACAAGCATATCAAAGTCTTTTTTAATATCTTCTTTTCTTGTTAGCAGTTGTTCTTTTGATATAGTCATGTATTCTCCATTATTTAATTAAGTAGTAGAGGGGACGAATCCCCTCCACATAAGTTTAGTAAACTCCAAACAATTACTGATTAATCAGCAGCTGTGTGGAATGTAGGTATCGCAGCAGATGTAACGTGACCAGATGCTAGGTATCTTGTAGTAGATACACCAATAAATTGTAAGTCATAATCCACAGGTAAGTGAACGTTTAAGAAATCATCTTCAGATGAAGTCGGGAACACACCTAAGTTTTTCTGACCGTTAGTATCAGCAGTAATCGTATCATGGAAAGTTAAACCACCTTGGAAGAAAGCACTTCCACCAGCGATTTGGATTTGAACATCATGTCCATCTGCAGCAGTTAAGCCAGTAGATTTAACTCTAAATGTTACACCAATTGTTGGTACAGGTAATAAAAGTATTTTATCACCAGATACGTTTCCTTGCATAACTGTTCTTCCACCATGTAGAACAGCAGTCATAGTTAATGCAGCGTCACCGTTAGCAACAGGTGCTGCTAAAGCATCGTTCATTTCAGCGATTGTTACTTTTTTGTTAATCGGCGTTCCAGAAGGATCATCAACCAAGTGAAGTAAGTCTTCTCTTGCAGTTGCAGCTCCTAATGAAGTTAATGCCGTGATTTTCTTGTCAGCCATTTTATTTTCTCCATTTGTTTATATACCCTTATGTATTCGGGAATGTTAGCCCAGACATTGATATTATCTCGTCAGGGATCAATTGTATAGGATCCTTACGAACCCTATACAAGTATTTATAATAGTTATTTCTAACTAAAATTAAGTAGTAGTTACTCCGTTAAGTATATCAGCAGAACCTGAAGTAGAACCAAGTTTACTTGACTCGATCACTAAACCAGCAGCATCTGTTGTAAACTCCTCAGCACCGAAACCATCTATTCCGTCAGTTTCGCTAATGATTTTACTTGAATCATCTTCCTCTAACATCATAACTCTTCCGATTTGTGTATCAACGCCAAAACCAGTTCTGTATGCTTGAGTTCCAACAACAGATGTTAGACCTGTAGCACCGCCTGTGTCTGACATATCAATAACTTCAACAACGTTCTTATCACCAGCACCTAATGAGAATAATAAGTTAATATCATTCGCAACAGTTATATCTTCTGAAACTGTAAATGAAGTTTGAGAAGCAACCGCAGTAATAGTTAGTTCGTTGTTTGTACTAACAGTAGTCACGTTAGGGTTTCTTGATGTTGCAGTAATTGAAGCAGCAGGTGTAGAACCAGCACCACTTACAGTCACTACTTGACCAACAGCAATTGTTCCACCAACACCATCAACTACAACTGTTTTTGAAGCAGTTATGGCACCGTTTACAACACCTGAAGCACTTGCACCATTAGCGTCTGCAATGATACTGTCTTGTGATTGTTCGTCTTGTATACCAGAAAAACCTTCACCATCACCATCGATAACTGTAGCAGTACCGTCTGTGTGAATAAATGCATCAGCAAATCCTACGAAACCGGCAGCAGCCGTTTGTAGTTCACCTCTGAAAGTGATTGTGTTTGTTCCAGTACCAGCAAAGTATTGACATTTAAAAGTATTGTCAACTACCATATCAGTAGCGCCAATTCTATTTAATATAATGTATGCTTTGTTAGTTATTACTTGATCTTCGGTTGCAGCAGCACTTGTAACCGTGATATTTTCATCAAACGTTAATACCAAATCAAATAACGCAGCGTCAGCGTAAGCTTTAGCTGTGTAATCGATTGATAGTAAGTTTGCTGTTTTTAAGCCTAAGCTCGATAAGTTTCTAATAGCAACTAAAATTTCTGGATCAGCACTTGTGTTATCATTACCAGTTGCAGCACTTGCCACACCAGGTTGAAAAATCCATCCTTTACTATTTGCAGTAGCAAACTCACGAGAATAGCTTGAGTTCGAGTCCATAGGTAAACTCTTAGGTCTACTTTCTGCATTACTCGTTTTTCCCCATAAAGCCATATTATCTCTCCTTATTAATAAGTTTTTAATCTTGTCTTGTTAATTAACATTACTATTTATCAAATCCTAATCTCTTAAGCTCTGAAATTGTTTTTGAAGTACTAGTATGATGTATACCGATACCTCCAGCCGCCCTAAATTCATTTATATTGTTCTTAAAGTCATCAATTAGTATTGCCGGCCGTCTAGTTCCACTACTTTTCATTGCAAATCTTTGCTTATCTCTACGTCTTACCAAGTTAATATTTCCTGAAGATATACTAACGTTTCTTCTTAACCAAGTATTCTTTCCTGGTATGCAGTTAGGGTCTTCAATAGTATAAGCAGATAATATATGTGGTTTATATTTGTTAATATAATTCCATAGTTGTTTTCCTCCAGGCATCCAAGGCATATTTGACCAGAATTTAGGATACTTCTTAATTACATCCCAATGTTCTTTTGCTTTATCTTGTGTGAAGATAACGCCTGTCGCCTTTTTCGCCTGTACTATAAAGTCACAAAGAACACCGTCCATATCACAATAGATACGAGGTAGATCACCTTTTGCTTCTCTATAAAACTCTTTATAATCTCTCACTAGAGATCCTCCCTAGTGTAAATTTCCACTATTAGTTCTCATTCCGCCAGAATACTGACCAATGTCTTTATTTGGATCGATTTCTATTTTAGTTTTTCCACCAACCTTAATTATTTCTTTTTCTTTTTTCTGAACAAGTTTCTTAGTGTCAACTTTCTTATCTAGTATTGCATTTGCTAATCCTGTTCTTAAAGGAACCTCTCCTGTTTCAGGATT